ATAAACGCCAGCCATTGCAGGAGTCGAAGCGAGGGTAGCCGCTAGGGCTAGTGCAAGTTTTTTCATTTAATTAATTAATAAGTTTTTGTATAGGTAACGCCGCGATACTTAAGTGTTACTGTTTTCATTAGTAATCTCCAGTACCTCTGCCCCGTTCCCTGCAAGAGGTGTCATGCGTTCCTATTAAGGAATGAACGGACGCGGCGTAGTGAATTAGCCGAGGACGAATTTTCGGGTCGGCTCTGCTGCTAGATCTAGTGGGAAGTTATGTGCATTTCTCTCATGCATTACTTCCATACCTAAGTTGGCTCTGTTTAAAACATCAGCCCATGTAGGTACTACTTTACCATTGGCATCTAAGATTGATTGGTTGAAATTAAATCCGTTAAGATTGAATGCCATAGTTGAGACTCCCATGGAGGTAAGCCATATGCAAACCACTGGCCAAGTAGCAAGGAAGAAATGAAGAGAACGAGAATTATTAAAGCTCGCATATTGAAAAATTAATCTACCAAAGTAACCGTGTGCAGCTACAATGTTGTACGTTTCTTCTTCTTGCCCGAACTTATAACCATAGTTCTGAGACTCAACGTCTGTTGTTTCTCGTGTAATAGAACTGGTGACCAATGATCCATGCATAGCAGCGAACAAAGATCCACCAAATACCCCCGCAACTCCCAACATATGGAAAGGATGCATAAGGATATTATGTTCTGCTTGAAAGACAAACATAAAGTTGAACGTTCCTGAGATTCCCAACGGCATACCGTCAGATAAACTTCCTTGCCCGAAAGGATATACCAGGAAGACTGCAAAGGCTGCAGATACGGGCGCCGAATAAGCAACTGCTATCCAGGGTCTAGTTCCTAATCTATAACTCAGTTCCCATTGGCGTCCCATGTAGGCACAAATACCAATAAGGAAATGGAATACAATTAGTTGATAAGGTCCTCCATTATATAACCACTCATCCATATTAGCTGCTTCCCAGATGGGATAGAAGTGCATACCGATAGCGTTGGAGGATGGTACAACAGCACCTGAAATAATGTTGTTACCGTATAGTAATGAACCTGCAACAGGTTCTCTTATCCCATCAATATCGACAGGAGGTGCAGCAATAAAAGCAATAATAAAACAGGTTGCTGCGGTTAGTAGTGCGGGGATCATGAGTACACCGAACCACCCCACATAGAGGCGGTTGTCGGTGCTAGTAACCCAGTCACAAAAGCGGTTCCAATCGGATCTCTCTAATGTGGCTGTTGTCATTTAAAAAACTCCTGGGATGATTTGACCTGTGAATATGTAAGAACCAAGGGCGGCAATGAATCCAATCATAGCCATCTGACCGTTAACACGTTCAGCATTTTCGAAGTAGTCTACATCCATTACTTCTACTTGTGGTTCGGTGGCGTATCTATTGAAGCGTCCGCCTTGTTCTGTTGTGGTTGACATTAGGATAAATAAAATAAGAGTGTGCGAATTGGCCGAGGATGATAGGTCAGGTCGGCACGAAATCTATTTACTATTTCTTTTGTGCTTTGTTGGTAGCTTTTCTCCTAGCCTTTAGCTTTTCAACTAACCCAACATGACTAGGCATTTGTTTCTTAGGGGGTCTACCCTTCTTTGTACCGTAGGTACCTTTACCTTGTGGCATTAGGGTGACTCTGCTCCAGCTACAGTACCATCAGTTGTATTACCAACTACCTTACTGCACTGTGTCACTTGAGCTGCTTTGGTACCGTTGTCATTATAAGGTATGAACCAACGGTCACCAGTTGCATTGACTTTGTAGTTTACCACCATCGCATTTGCGCGTGCTGATGGATCATAAGCTTTTGACATAATTAAAATGCTACGTTAGATCGTTCTAGTTTATCGTATAAGTCCTGACGATAAGCAGGGTCTCTATCATATCGAGGATCAGACATAGCAGCTACAACTTCAGCTTGACTGCGGAATGCATCTTGTGTTCTAGCTGCTTTACCTGTTAACATTGTACCTTCATAACCTTCTGCATTTTCATACTCAGCTTTTAATCCTGCTATAGCAATTTGTATAGCAGTAGCATCACCTTGATCGACAATACTATTAAAAGCATCTAATTTATTTTCTGCTAAATTTTCAGCAGCCCATCCAGTTAATTGTTCATACGCTGCTTCTCCTCCTGCTGAATTATAAACTTGATTCATTTCAGCGTCAGTAAGATCAGCTGATTCCGTTTGAGTTTGTTCAGGGGCGTTAGCTTGTATTTCCATGTAAGCATTTACAAGATCAGTACTACTCATCTCTGTAAACTTTTGCATAGTTTCTTCTGATAGCTTTCCTTCATTAGCATAGTATTCTTCTGAAGCATCTGCTATTACTTGAGCACCTTCACTCCACTCTTCTTCGGATTTGTCTTCATCAAGTGTAGTAGGTTCCTCTTCATCTGCATCTTCCGAAGAACCAAGTTTCTTTTGTAATTCAAGGTAAGCGTTCTCTAATTCTTCAGCATTTTCAAACTTACCAGCATATAATTCAGCTTCTTCTTTACCTAATTTCTCTGCAACCTCTAAAGAATTCTGCTCATCTTCAGAGAACTCAGGTGAATTTGGATCTGTTGGGTTATAGTTTAGTATTTCCGTCATTCTTTATTCCTTGTGCGGTGGTTACTTTTAAATTACCTAAACCTACTGTCTCTACTAATTCAGGATCCTTCCCTATATTAGCACGAGCAGTAAAGGGAGTAGGTTTGGCTCTTTCAGTTTCGTCTACCAGAGATTCTGGTTTACTAACTTTAGGCAGGGGTTTCTTCCGCGCCTTCTGCGGGCGGCTGGCCTTGTTGGTTTGCATCTTGTTCTTGTTGATCGTATCCGTCGTTTAAAGATCTACCCATTGCAGGGTTTTTACTTGGGTCCATCATTGGAGCGCTAGCTAACTGACCAGCTTGTTGTAATAACATCTGCTGTTGCTGCTGTTGCATTAGTGCTTGCTTCTCTCGCTCCATAGTTTCAGGAGACTTAATAAGATTAAGAGCATCAATACCTTGCGCTGCAGCAAGTCGTTTAACATACTCAGTTGGATCAAGGAACTTAGCCATGATCTCTGGTCCCATAGTTTGTGCGAGAGTCTGTGCGAATTGAACAAGGCTCTGTTGATCTTGTCCTCTTCCTAAAGCATTAACACCTGCAACAATCTCTGGACGTACCAGATCTTTAGGAATTTTAGGTAACTCCTTATTGCGTTGTAGGATATGTAATGTTCTATTAAGATAAGGGACTAAGAATTCAATAGTAAGTAGTGAGAATAACCCACCTAACTGTTGTTCTAATTCCATCTGCGTGAGGCGTACCTCTTCTGCAGTCGTTCTCTCACTTTGTCTGACATTTAGTACAAGGAAAGCTTCATTAATCCGCTTCTCCAATTGCATCATTTGTTCTTGTGCTGTTCTAAAGTCAGCTGTCTTACCAACCTGGATAACACCTACATCGTCAGGTCTACCCTGAACAATTGCACCGTTACCAGCATCGGCTATAGTCTTTGGTTTTGTAGTTGATGATGGTGATACAAGGAAGACTACCTTACTAGCTGCTGCAGAGCCTTCTACGAGTGCCTGAGAGAGTCCTTCTAGAGATCTTATATCTCCAAGGAATTCCTCGACCCTACCTCTTCCATAATCTTCTCCGTCTACAGTATTAAATCTTAATACTAACCAGGGAGAAGTATTCTTTGGAGCTGTGCTGCGGCTGCCAGGTATTATTTTATTAAATGCTTCCTGATGCCATACCCATCTACCATTTTTATCAAGTCGGACGTAGGTGTATACCTCAACGTCATGATCATCAGATCCTGTCTTGTACCCGTCATCTCCTGGGAGATTAACTTTAGGCATTAGGAGTTCTGGCAGATCTTCACTCAGAATCCTTCGACTTATCAGTTCCTTTGTTACAATCTCACAAACATTTCCGTTTCCGTCACGACTAATTACGTAACGATTAAGGGGATAATTTTTGAGACCATCTTTGCCCATAAATATCAATGCATTACCAGAGACAATCAAATGTTTGAGTGCCTGATGGACAACAACCCTATCACTAGAGGCATTGATATAATCCATAACCATCCTCTCCATCTTGGAGAAGGATAAATCTAATTCACTTTTTATTTCACGGGGGAATT